GTCAGACTGGCGTAAATATTGTGGTTCTTCTAAGAACCTTACAGAAGATATAGCTGAAATAGGAATAGATAAGTTCCATCGAGAGATACTTTATATTGGTAAAATGAAAGGTGAACTAGCTTATATGGAAGCTAAGTTACAATTTGACCATGAGGTATTACTAAGAGATGATTATTATAATGGTATAATTAACATCAGATTAGGCTCAAATAGTGTAAATATTTTGAAATAAAAGGTTTACATTCAGTCTCAACTATGGTATAATAGACCATATGACAAAAAAAGACAATATCATTAAATTTCCCACACCCGAGGAAATATCCAAAAAAGAAGCACTAGAGCTAATCAATTTAGCATCTGAAGATTGCAATGGAATAGCTCGACATTTGTGCGATGTTATTATAGAAGAAATATTTAATCAATCAGAATACTTTGTTGATGCAGATTTCTATAATGAAGAACATCAAGCATCCCGAGACATATATGTTATTACAAATCTTATTAATGCAATGTTATTAAGACACATAGAAATACCACACGAATTACAAAAGAGCATGGATAAGCTTTATATTAAAGTAAAGCAAATGTCCCAAATGCCAGAAGCCGAATTTGAAGTAAGCTTTGAACCAGAGTTCGATATTACATTCGAACCAGATTTTGATATGAATATAAATGATGAGGACGATAAGGATGATAACGATACATAAGTTACCCACACTTTACAAAAGGGATTCAAAAGGGAAAATACGCGAATGGACTATGGGTTACCAAACTGGTATGACCCCAGGTACATTTACTATTTCGGGAATACAAGGCGGCAAATTAGTCCAAAGTGGATTAAATAGTTCTGAAGCTAAAAACGTAGGTAGATCTAATGCTACTACAGCAAATGAACAAGCACAAAAAGAAGCTGAAGCTAAATGGCAAATTAACCTAGATGGCGAATACTTTCTTTTAATATCAGAAGTAGATACTTACGATAAATTCAAGCCAATGTTAGCACAAGACTATACCAAACGTCCACAGGATTTTGGCTGGTCACAACCTAAGTTAGATGGTATTAGATGTATTGCTAGAAAAGATGGATTATATACTAGGGCAGGAAAAGAGATTACTACTTGCGATCATATATTTAACGAACTAAAACCTTTCTTTAAAGAACAACCAGGTATGATATTAGATGGTGAACTATATAACCACGAACTTAAATCAGACTTTAATAAAATTACTTCTTTAGTTAGAAAAGTAAAACCATCTGAAGAAGAAAGAATGGAATGTGAAGAATTAGTTCAATATCATGTATATGATGTTTACGATCCTAGTTTTAAAGAATGGAATTTCCAAGAAAGAATATCTTATGTTCATATTATGATTGGTGGTGATTCATGTAAGCCCGTAGAAACCACCCAGGCTAAATCACAAGATCAATTAGATGCTTTATATTCTGCTTATACCGAACATGGTTATGAAGGACAAATGGTTAGAAACAATACAGCATATGAAAACAAAAGATCTAAGAATCTTCTAAAAAGAAAAGAATTTATTACAGAAGAATTCGAAGTAGTAGAAGTATTAGAAGGTGATGGTAACTGGAAAGGTTATGCTAAGCACTTTGTTCTAACAAATGGGGATTTAACATTTAGAAGTGGAGTAAGAGGTAACTTTGAAACATTAGAAAACTTATTAAATAATCCAGAACAAGCACAATGGGTCACGTGTAGATATTTTGACCTAACACCAGATGGAGTTCCCCGTTTCCCTGTTGTTATTGATTGGGGTAAAGGCGAAAGGATAGATTAATGATTATAGTAGATTATTCACAGATTGCACTAAGCAATATTATAGTACAGAAGATAGATGATAAAGATCTAATTAGACATATGATTCTAAATTCTTTACGTATGTATAATAAAAAGTATAGAGATGAATATGGTCAAATGGTATTAGCATGCGACGGATTTAATACTTGGAGAAAAGATTTCTTTCCAGAATATAAAGCAGCACGTAAAAAGAATAGGTCTGCATCTGATTTAGATTGGAACAATATCTTTACATCTTTAAATGAAATCAGAGAAGAGATTAGAGATCATTTACCGTGGAAAGTATTACATCTAGATGGTACCGAGGCAGATGATATTATTGCTACACTTACAGCACAAACCCAAGAGTTTGGTCAGCATGAACCAGTTATGATTATATCTTCTGATAAAGACTTTATACAACTACATAAATTCAGTAACGTAAAACAATTTAGCCCAATACAAAAGAAGTTAGTTCAGGATCCGCACCCTATTACATATAAGTGGAATCATATTATGCGTGGCGACTCAGGCGATGGTATACCCAATGTCTTATCACCAGATGATACATTTATATCCGAAGCACATCAGAACCAATTAAGACAAACTAGAGTCGATGAATGGATAAATAATATAGATAACTTAAGAGAACTAATGGGCGATGAGGTTTATCGTAATTTTCAAAGAAATCAAACTTTAATAGATTTTGATTATATACCAGAACCTATCCAAACAAACATTATAAATACTTTTAACGAGACAAAACCAGCAGCACGTATGAAGGTATTGACTTACTTAATTAATAAACGATGCAATCAATTGATTGAATGTGTAGAGGAATTTTACAATGGCTAAAAAATTAATCCCACAGTTACTAAAAGAAGTATCTGAGGCAAAAACAAATAAGGACAAGGTTGAGATCCTAAGATCAAATACTCACCCAGCACTAAAAGATGTACTAAGAGTCAACTTTGACTTAGATGTAGTATCATTACTACCAGAAGGTGCACCCCCATATCTGAAAGACGATGCTCCAGAAGGGTATTCAGTTTCTTCTCTTTTTAAAACCCACAAACAATTTAAATACTTTTTTAAAGGACCTATTGGCAATCAAGTCCAGGCTGTTCGAAGAGAAAAGTTATTTATTGATGCATTAGAAAGTATGCATCCATCTGAATCAGAACTTTTAATTACTGCAAAAGACAGAAAATTAAAAGGTCTTACAGCTTCGATAGTAAACGAAGCTTTTCCAGGATTAGTTGTTAAGCCTTTGGCGGTTAAAAAAGCAGCCGCTAAAAAGCCTGCAGCTAAAAAAGCAACCAAGAAAAAGGAGAAATAGCCTATGGTATAAACTTCTTCGTTATGTAATTTTAACTCAATCATGGAGATTAATTATGATTACACTCGAGCAACTCAAGAGAGATCAAAGAGAAGCATTTCGCTATCAAAGGCGATTGAAAAAGAAAGGAAAAGATTCACTGTCTTATAAAGCACATAAAAAGGCTTTAGCACTGGGTCATCCAATACGAGAATTACAAACAATAGGAGGTTAATTTATCAGGGGAAGCCCTGGTAAAACAGGGCGAACCCACAATTATTATGATGACAACAGCAACAGAATTACATACCTATCAAAGAGGTATTAGAAAATCAAAAGTATACCGATCATACGAAGGATTCTATGTAGAATTTTATGAAGGCGGTAAAATGGTAGAGCGTAGAGCTTTATATGAACACTCAGAAACCTATGCAGAAAATGCAGCAGAAAACTGGGTCGACGAGTTAATACAATTAAATGGCTAAATTTGATCCAAAAGAATTAGAAAATTCAAATAGAATTTACAAATCAGCAACCCCAAAATATACAGCAGATTGGTATGTTAAATGGACAGCATCCTTTTTTATACTAATCGGTATGTCAATACGTGGGGTAGAAGGTTTACAATTCTATGATTTAATTATGTCAATGGTTGGAGTCACTGGCTGGTTAATTGTAGGATTATTATGGAAAGATAGAGCTCTCATACTTTTAAATGGTATTGGGGTAGCTTTATTACTTAGAACATTAATTGAATTGATATAAGGGTTTACAAATAACCTAAACTATGGTATAATATACATTATGAATATTTTTGTACTCAATCACGATCCTGTCATTGCAGCACAGGAACAATGCGATAAACATGTTGTTAAAATGATTTTAGAATCAGGGCAAAT